CAAATTTCCTCTAGCTTGGCATTTGGATATAGGTGGCACGTCTTTGCGTAGCTTTGCTAGGGTTTTCCCAAAAGACCAGGCACAGCGAATTGGTAAAGCCGATTGCCGCAATATCGCCGGTGTATCATTAATTGATCAGATTGTCACGAAGTTGTTCTTTATGAACTTCGTTGATAGTTTGAAGGATAATTTCCCAAACACCCCTTCTGGGTTGGGCGTCGGTTTTAACGCCGAGGCCTCAACTAGTTGTGGTGAAAACACATGCGTCGGTCTGGCCGAAAGGATGTCTATGCTTCAAACGAAGTACGATTTGCCTATGGTTGCGACTGATGTGGGTGGTTGGGAGGCGTGTTTTAATATATTATGCACCAAGATGACAGTTTTTGTTGCTTTGCACACAGCTGATAATATTGACAACTCGAATCGAGAGATCTTTCTCAGGTTCACTTCTTGGTGGGCGCGTTCTGCGTGCTCTATTTTATATATGACTGTTGATGGACACATCTTGTCTTTCTTCAGCCAGAAAGTTCAGCGGAGTGGATGTTATATGACGTCCCCTGCTAACACTATAGCACGAATTTCCGCGGCTATTGCCTGCCTAGCTTACGAGGCAGTGGCCAACGGAGATGATTCTGGTGAAATTAACCCTATCGTTCGCGATTTTGGTGAGACTGCGCTTCTTGACATTTATGGAGCGCATGGTTTGATCATTCGTGAGATAGATGTTATGAATCCTGACACCTTTCTTTTTTGTTCACACAAATTTTATCGTAAAGACGATGGGAGTTGGGGTTGCTATCTACAAACATGGCAGCGTATGTTGGTGGAGACTATTTACAAAAAGCCTATGCCCAGCCTTAAGCTGTTGGGCACATTGGCTAACTACAGGTCCGATCTTAAGGACATGGAAGATACCCAGCTTAGGGACAAAATTTTCAGCTATTTAGTCGATTGGGCTGTCATCATTTGTGATGACGGCTCTATTGACCGGATTATAGCGGAGCAGACGCTGTCTCTACAAGTTACGAATACGTCCCGCGGACCCACCGTCGCGGATGACTAAGAAC